ATCTACGTGATGTTTTTGTACCGAAAATCCAACACCGGTACCACCTAATAAAAGAAACATTGTTTCAGAAAAAGCGTCGGTATGATCAATAGGTAAATAAGCACAGTTATAAACTCTATTTGGTGAGATTTCAATCGGTTTTCCACCAAATTGTAATGATCTCATTGATGGTAATATTTTTTTATCATACACCATTTTATAAACTTCCTCAATTTCGTCTTTTATTTTGGGGAATTTCTTTTGGTGCATTTTTTTATTTCTAGTGACCAATTCTTCCCAGGTTTCTCTTCTATTTTTTTCCGGGAGGAATTTAGCGTACTTCATATAAACAGTAATGTCACTTAATATTCGTTGTGATACATTCATGATTTAAAATTTTTATTTAATTTATTGTATTATTGGCGTTATCTTTTTGTTTTTTCTTTTCCATCAACTCTTTAACTCGTTGACGTTGCCTTTCTTCTTTTTGTTCTTCTATACCTAAGAAAGTCATAGAACTCTCGGTATCGATTTCAATCATAGCGTTATCAAATTTACAGTTTTCAAACACAACACCATCATCACCAATTCTTGATTTTGTGATAGCGATTGTAGCTAATTTCATCTCCTTTTGTTGTAGGGTTTTAGCTATTGAAATAATTACGTGTCCGACTTGTGCCTTTTTGATTGATCCACCCATTTGATCCGTTGTTACCACTTCGGACGATATTGAAGCTCTATTACCTTGTGTTGCGGTCCAACCGACAAGATTCAATTCGTGACACATAGACTCAAAAGCTCTCATAACTGAACCCTCACTCTTCCATTCATCACCCAGGTTTTTATCTGGGACAACACAGTCAATGTAATCTAAAACAACCATATCAACTCTCATCCCGTCAGATATTAGTTTTCTAATGTCATTCTTTATCTGTAACATTGTTCTTGTGTCAGATGGTAGTTTTTTCAATTCTAACCTGTTACCCATTGTTTCTTCAATGTTTTTAACTTTACTAATAACTTCTTCCTTACGTTCTGATAGTTCATCAGGATGCACTTTAGTCCAAAGTGTAAAGTGTTTTCTTTGGATGACTTTTGGGTTATCTTCAAAAAATATTTGAATTACGTTGTTTCCAAGGTTAAACGCGTGGTTTGATATCTTTGTTAAAATTGTGGATTTACCTACTCCGGTTGGAGCTAGTATAACTCCTATTTCACCTTTGGCTAATCCACCTTTCAATAGTCGATCAATACCAGGTATTCCCATCGGGATTGGGTGTCTATAGTCCTCTTCAAGCACTTGGTCTATGTTTGAAAAGACATCCATCATTGAGGTGTCTTTTGAACCAACCATTAAAGCTTCTTTCACCATTTCCTCGAGTGTGTCGTAGTTTTCAAACTCCCCACCGTCGATAATTTTTTGAGCTTTTTTCATTACTTTCTGTAACTCTTGTTGTTTACAGAATTTAAGTGCTTTTTCTTGGACAAAATTAACACCGTCCAGTGGGGATTCTTTAATTTTAGAAATAGTATCTAAAACTATTTTAGAAGCCATTTGATTTTGTAACTCAGACTTTGTTATTTGTTCTAATGTCTCAAAGGATGGGGTATGGTCGTACTTTACATAGTACTCTTTGACCATTTGAATAATTATTTTAAAGTATTGGTTTTCAAAATAATTAGTATTAAGTACATCGATTATTGACACAGAAAAGTCTTTGTCTAAAATTATTTGATTAAGAAGTTGTAGTTGAAAAGTGTTACCTAGATATTCAAAATTTTTGTTAGTCGCCATATTTTTTTTATTAGTTTAGTATTGATAAATAGTATTAATTCTCAATAAATTGTGGGTAAAAATAATTAAATTTTCTACCTGAAAAAATGTCAGTTAGGTCACCTAATATAGATTTTAACTTTGGTCGTAGGTCTACGGTATATCTAACCTTTGGTGGGTACACTTTAGCGTCAAACGTTCTCTGACAAATTGTCACATCATCTAACTTAAGATACAAGTTAAAATTCTCATCACCATCAGTTATTGACGTGTTTAACATCTCTGGATTTTCAGTAATTTCATATTGGTTGTCCAACATATAAACGACACTTCTCATTTTTAAGTCATATCTTAACTTATTACATAATTGGTCAACGTATTCGTAGAACTCGGACGATTTATGTGCGTTTTTATTAAATCCTTTGACATTAAAATATCTCTGAACCACAATATTATCATTACACATTAATAAAAATTCTACCTTTGTTGCTTCTTGATTTTTCATATTTATTTATTTGTTTTTAAATTTTATTTCTATACTTTGTTTTTTCTTTCCTGGATAGTTTTAAAAATGGTTTTAAAAATCTGACCCAAGCGTCGTCACCTTTTGGTAGGTACTTAAAGAATCCATCTTCCATCATCATCTTAATTAGATTCCTGTGTCCCCTTCCGTTCGGGTCTAGTGACTCTTTACAGTATAACTCTACCAATTCCTTACCTTCCTCACTTATTAACGGTTCTGACAGATCCACCAATTTTTCATTTACGATAAAGAACTCTTCACCAAATACACCCTCCCTTGTTTTTCCACTTAATAAGTTTTGTAAAACAACACTATCTTTCTGTTCTTTTATCAGTTCCTCACCTTTGTTTAAAATATCGGTAAAAGAAATTTCATTTTCAAGTATTTCGGGAAATAATTTTACAAAAGTTTTTTCACCCAAATAAAAAATACCATCAATGTTGTCAGATGTATCACCAGCTAATATCTTATACGTTTTAATATTATAATGTGGTATCTCAATATCATACATTTTTATCTTATCACCGTTCTTATAAAATTTTTTTGTGTTTGGTGAGTAAATTCTAACTTTTTCAGAAATCAACTGAGTTAAATCTCTATCACCGGAGAATATTGTTTTTTCTTCATCAACAGATATTTTACAATAGTAAGCGATTAGATCGTCAGCTTCACAGTGGTCCATTTCAATTTGTCTAACAAACATATCCTCTAGATATTGTTTAACCCTGGTCATTTGTTGTCCAAATGAAATTTCTTTAAAGTCAACCTCATTTGATATTTTACGATTTAATTTATACTTAGGATATAGTATTCTCCTTTGTGACGTACTGGTCTCACTATCCCAAAAAACAACAACCTTAGTGTAATTTTCTTCCTCCAAAAACTTTCTCAAAGTGTTTAAAAAGTGCCATATACCACCAACGTGTTGTCCTTTATTGAAGAAGTCTTTTACTCCGTGAAACCCTATTTTTAATAGGTTGTTACCGTCAACTAATAAAGTTTTTGACATTAATACATGATTATTTGGTTTGGCATCTATCTAATCATTTCGTAATCCATGTTTTGGATTTTTTCGAGTGTGTATACTTCTAGGTTTTCTTTAAGTCTACTTTCGGAATTAAGTTTTTCCCACCTTTTTTGAGATTTTTTTCTCCAAACCTCAATAAGGTTATCTAAACTATGTTTGTGAAAATTTTCCTTTTTTTCTAACTGAATTTCACCGTCGGATAAAACATGTTCTTTAATGTTTGAGTATCCAAAATTTGTATAGTAATACCTTTTTTTAGTTTTTGTTTTCATACAACATTTGACAAACTCGCTAAACTTAGTGTATTCCTCCGGATCTAACTCTTTTAAATGGGTTTTGATTATTTGTATTATCTTAGTATACTCCCTCATCTTTGGTGCTGATGGTACTGGATCAACTAGCATTCCGTTCCATTCTTCTTTTCCATAAATAGGTCTTAAATAATTTCTAAGTTTCATATAAATCTCATCACTTGGGAACAGGAATAGATCTGATTCAGTCATACCATTATATTTGATGTATGGTTCTAGTCCGTCATATTGTGAAGAACTTTTTATGTTCCCATATAGTGATGTTGTCTCCAGGAAACATAAATTCATCTTATCACCGTATTTTGAATTGAAAAGGTCCAACACCAAATGTGAGGTACATATTAAAGCTAATAGTTTCCCCCCTAGACAATTAAATCCGAATGGTTGTGTCGGTACAATTATCGCTCCGTTAACCATGTGTTTGTTTACATGTGTGGCTCTTAACGTTTCACCAAAAAAATCATTTCTTGGTTTTATTGAGAGTACTGGTGAAGCTATCTTAATAAACCCCAAATACTTACCAGATTTACCCTCTTTAACACCTAATGCCACTTGTCGACCAATTTGTGATTCTAGAGGTAGACTAATAGTTATTTGAGCCAAATTATTTAATGTGTTTTGATCAACAACCTCAACAACAATGTCCATGTCTTTTGGTTCTAATGTATGATCGTTAAATAATTGTTTACTCCAATGTTCAACATCAATGTTTACAATTTTTTCTTTTTTTCTTTCTAGGAAATAATCTTGGATTGTTGGTACTTTACTGTAAAAACCATTTAAGGTTTCCACCATACTCATAACCTCCTCGTGGGTTAATTTTATTTCCATCATTTAGTTTCTTCTTTTTCGGTTTTCAAATCAAAATCTCCATCAACACCAATAACTTCTTTCCAATAGTCAGCGTATTCTTTCTTGTACTGTTCTATTGATGTTTTTTCTTCAGTTGTATCCTTACCTGGTAAGAATCCGTGTGGTGTGACAATTATTTTACCATCCTCATACCCAAGACCATTAATGTGATTTTTCATTACTGACACCTTTGTTCTTGAAGCGAACTTAACTGTTCTCTTGTCTTTGGTTGCTGTAATTTTTGTTGTCCCGGCACCTTTCTGATTCCCAAATAAAAATACTAAAGATGAATTTAACCAAATAGCTTCACCACCTTTAGCTTTAATTTTTGGTTGTCCAAATGGGTTATCTGGTAATTCAACCCATGGTTGGTTAACAATTATTAATGTGTTCTCGTATTTAGAATCTGACTTCCTTGATCCAGAGATTCTTTGGTTGATCCCCATACCAATTTTATCAGCTAACACCGAAGCGTTATGTTGTTTACCACCTTTACCTTCATAAGTCATTTTACAAGGTACTGAACCTACAGAATCCCACATAATACACAATGAATATTCTAATTCACCTTTTTCTTGTGCGTCTAACAGTTCATTAATAAATTCAGTTATTTGTTCAATATAACTGAAATTGTTGTTAAATAGGAAAAACCCATCCCAATTAAGTTCACCAGTTTCTTCGTCAACAACCTCATCACAATCAAACCCCATAAGTTTTGCGTGATCAAAAGACCATTTTTGTTCGGTAATTATGAACACGGGTAATATTCCTTTTTTTTGTGAGTCCACCGCTGTTTTTACAAGTGCGGTAGTTTTACCGGTATCACTATGACCTAGAAACATATTTATATGTCCCATAGCTGGTCCAGGTAATCCAACAGCGTCTAAGAATGACTCACCCAGATCGAAATACCTTTGTGGTTTATATTTCGCGTCAGACGAGAATTTTTTCTTTATTGAGCTGAAATCATTTTTTTTAATTGCCATATTATTGTTAGTGTTATTATTAAAAACTAAAAACTTGGGCATCGTTATAAATTTGACACCCAAGTTTAATTATAAAATTAGAACGGTAATTCCTCGTCCGTATCGTCATTCACTTGTGGGTCCTCAACCTCATTGATTGATTTTGATCCACCACCCATAGATACCGTTCCTTCGATATTATTTGAGTAAGCGTACTTACCAGCGTCTGAATCCCATCTTGGTGTTTCCCCCCTTGAAATAGCTTCAAGATATTCAACTGGTTTTTTAGAGTAAACATCCTCCCAAGTTAATTCATTGTTAACCCATTCATTAACAACATCTGAATCTGAATCGATTGGAGTTGGGTCATCATACATAACTGTTTGGATCACGGTGTACACCCCACCTTTTGGGGTTTTCGCTTTTGTCAACTCAAGGATCAAGTCTCTACCATTTTCTTGATTTGTGATATCACCTTTAGCTTTCCAGATTGGAATTATTTTGTCTAGGATCCCTTCTTGTTTGTAATTGTGTTTGAATCTCCAAAACTTAACTCCGTCTTGTTCGTTATCACGGTCAATAACTTTCACAATATAGAACTTACGTGCTTTATATTGTTTAGCTAATTCCTTATCAGAATCTTTTCCGGTTGACATTAATGTTTCGTAAACCTCATTTAAAGGTGAACGTTCATTATCATTTTTTCCCGGATCGTAAAATTTCTGATATTTACCATCCACATTGATTTCGTGGAACCAAACTTCTTTAAACGGTGAAGATCCGTCACTGGTTGGTAGGATTCTGATTCTCCTTTGACCTTGTTTTTCGGTATCCTTTAGGATAGCTGCGAAATATTTTTTCATTCTCTCCTCTTGAGACATTTTTGAAGTGGAGGAGGACCCACTTTGTTTTGATTGTTCGTACTGTGCTAGTACCGCGTCTAAGACATTTGTCGCCATAAATAAATAAATTAAAAGTTTACAATAACAAGTATAGGTTAAATAAATTACCTTGTCAAGTGGCTGACCAAAAAAAAAATGGGACTCATCGTCCCATTATGTTATCTCATCTTTTTTATTTCTTCTTCATCATAGGTGTTGAAGGTACCCTCAATTTGGTTGTTTGAGAAGTCTTCAACGTCGTCCGTGGTTAGAACATATTCGTTTTTACCGGATTTTTCCATCTCTTCTTGTTTGTCAACAAAGAAGTCGGATAATTTTTGTTGGAATGGCCCTGAATCTAGTGATCTCAACTCTAATTTTTCTTGTGGTGTTTTTGGTCTGTATTTTTCTAACTTATTTTCTAAGTCGTTAATTTTAGTTACCAATGTGTCCATCTCACCTAATTTAGACTCCAAGGAACTTAATTGATTAAATAAATTATCAAAATATTCTTCTTGTTTGTCTGACATTGTTTTTTGTGCGTCAACTAAATCAGTTATGTCCAATTCTTCGGTTTCTGAATCATCACTACCTTCTTCTTTACCTATCTCCTCAACATCTGGATCATTAGCTACGTCAACCGCTGTTGGTCCCGTAGGTGGTGCTGGGGTTCCTGGTGCTGGTGGTATTGGTGCTTCAGCTCCTGGTGCTGGTGGTATTGGTGCTTCAGCTCCTGGTCCTGGGGGTATTTCATCACCAGGTAGTGCGGCTGCTGCGTCCAATTCGGCTTGTTCTACAATATATTTATTAATACTATTGTATCTTTCAATTTCCTTAATTATTTTTTCGTCTATTCTCATGTTACCCATTTAATAATTGTTTAATCCCTGTGGTTGTTTCAACTTGGATTTTTTTAAATTTATTCATAGTGTTGTCCACTCTCTCGATTAGACCGTCTTTCATTCTTAAGGTATAACAGTCACCAGTGTCCAAATCACAAACTTCTTTATATCCATTACCGGAATCTTTTTCACTAATCCTGGTATTTTTCCCAAGGTAGTTATCCAAAATTAATTTAGTATTACTCATAGTATTGTTTTTATATATAAATATACCAATTTGTGATAAAATTACTTTTTATATAACTCGTTGAACTTTAATAATCCTTCTAGGATCCTTGATTTTATTTTCGCTTTATCATCCTCAATTAATAAAGTTAGAACATCGTCATTTTGTTTTACTGGCCATTCTAATACGTAATACTTAAGTAGTGTGTCATCAACTGGTGTAGCTGATGAATTTATTTCCTTTGTTAACGAAATAATTTTACCACTGAATTTAGCCACGAAAAAGTCTAGAAACTTATCAAGGGTTTCGAACTGAGCTACCGGAACATTTGTGGTTTGTGTATTACCTCTAGTCACACAAAAATATTTAGTTGTCATGTATTTTGTCAAATCACCACCATAAAACTCCATTAGATTTATAGTTGAGAAGTTGTTTTCATAAGCTTCGAATCCTGTTGATACTCCGGTGTCGACATACATAGCTGTAAAAATAAATGAAGCTCCATTTTCCAGATAGAATAAATTGTTAGTTGTGTCGTCTTTAAACTTTAAAGCTTCTAGTTTACTTATTATCTTATCATAAACATCTTTAAATGTTACCTTATTAACTGTTGGGGTTGTTATATTATAGTATAAAGTATATTGTGGTAATAGTTTATCCGAACAATCTTGATTTGTTGTCAATGTTTCTTTTGTCCCAATATTACCCATTATTGTGTCTTTTTGGAATAAAACGTTATTTGGGTCTAACTTTGATCTAGTATAACTTTCCTTTATTTCCTCTCTAATTTTTGAAACAATATTTTTTGTTAGTGATTGAATGAAACTGTCTATTTTTGGGATACTATAGAACGGTTGTCTAATTCCTTCAAACGAAGTGTCAAATCCGTTTTCACTAATTCTATGAATTACTTTAGTTATCATGTAAGGCCCACTAAACATTGGGACATATCTCAAATTAAAATACATCATTGGTTGTATCAACGCGTTACCCATCATTTCAACTTGGCAACTGTAACTTCTATTTTTGTAAATATTGTACAGTGAATTACTTTGAGTTGTTGATGTTCTGTTTCGGTATTGATTCGCGATATTGTCAGTAGCGGCAATAGATTCACTCGTTGGTTTACCCGGATCTTGTGATACACTGAACTCTTTAAATATTTGTTGGTTCTGTGGTCCAATGTCAACATTAAACCCGACAACCTTATTTGATGTTGCCCAGTCAGTTTTATTTATTTGGTTTTCAACTAGTGGGTTGTCACTAGCTCTTCTTAAATCGAAAGCGTCATTTCTGAATCTATAATCAATATTTTCCTTCATGTCCAAGTGTTCACTTGGTTTAGAAGCGTACATACACAAAAACTTTGGTGAGGATTTTCGATAGTCAACATTCAAAAATGTACCAAAAAGTGAATTAGCGAACTCTAGTGTTCCTTCAGATCTAGGTATAGGGTTTTTCACAACGTCTTGTACATTGTAAAAATTAACATATGCCGGTAACATAAAATGTATAAAATTATTTTGTGTTAGTATTGTGGTTACAATGTCTAACAGATTAACCTTTACGTTATCATTATCTATTAATGTTTTAATTTTAAAAATATCAACCAATATTTTATCACCAATATCCCTACTAGCTCTATCAACCAACATGACATCCTCGAATAGAGTTTTTGTTTTAAAATCACCTCCGGATATCCAAGTATCATTTAATGTTTTAAATAACTCCCACAATTCAAATCTAGTTTGTTCTCCCTGATATTCTTTAAATTTACTTTGATCGTCCACTGATATTGACACCACACCTGGTAGATCTTTCCTAACTGATGTCATTAGAACTTCCAATGAGTCGTTTAAGTACTTCTCAGAAGAATCTAAATATGTGTTCATTAAATCATAAAATTTAATGTAATTTAATGTTGGGTCTTTGAGTTTTTGTGTAGCGTATATTTTTATTATTGGTGCAAAGTCAATTATGTTTTTTGAATTGAATTGCACATTTAAATCTACAAAGAAGTCTGTAATGTATGACCCTGAATCTTTATATTTTAGTTCTGGAATTTCAGAAAATCCAACATATAACTCTAAATCCTTCCAAGTTTCGGGATAAATAGATTTTGATTGTACTAATGTTATTGTTCCACCACTAGTTGGTAGTGATCCTGGTGTTGATTCATTATACCCTAAATAAGTAATTGGGTCGACAAAAAATTTATTAGAAAACGTGTAAAAAGATCTTCTATTGAACATCGTTGGGTTACCCAACTTTAGAACAACGTCGTACTCAATAAACTGTTTGAAGTATGACTCAAAGGTTAGTTTTTGGTTGTTAATTGTTTCGGATATAATCAAATCACCGGTAGTTCCAGTTGGTTTTTTTACCACAAACATTTTTCTCATTAACTGTTGGAAATTTTTATTTGTGATTTCCGTTTCAGTTTCTGTTGTTTGTGTTGGGGGTATTGTTTGTTTGTAATCATAAACACTTTTACTAAAATTTAAAAACTCGGATTCAAACAAATCCAGAACACCCTTTTCAAATGTGGTAAACATTTCACTAATTTTTGTATATTCATTTACGTTACCGTCAATTAAAAAGTTTTGTTGTATTGACTCACCTGATAAAATATGTTTAAAATAACTATCGGGTGACGATTTAACAACTCTACTGTTATCAAAAAATCCAAAGTTTGGTGCCCCCCAGAATAATCTAACTGATCCATTATATAATGATGGGTTGTTAGATACTTCAAATTTTAATTTACCAACTTTAAATAACTCACCTTTAATTTGACTTGTTGTTGTCCCAAATGATGGTAACACATAATACTCACTATCACTTTTTTTAGCTAAAACACTCCAAGGGGTTAATTTCAAAGTTCTAAGTGGGTTGTTCGGGTCAAACCCAACTTCTTCCAAAATTTTAGTTTCTTGTGTGTTTGTCAATATTATCCCACCAGTATCTATTAACCCTTGTAGGTTAGATGTTTGGTATGGGTCAACACTTAAATTTGTCACATAGAATGTTTTTTGTTCTGGAACCAATAAGTTTGTGTCAATTGTATAATCACCAATACCGTTTGCTGTTCCAGAAATTTGATTAACTATCGTAAATCCTGTTGTCACACCGGAAACCGTAATTGTTGATCCTGGAATCAACTGATCAACATTTATTTCATCAACAGTGAATGTTGTTCCGTTTACCGTACCCTTACCTATTACTTGTGTTGTCCCAGAGAAAAGTCTAGTTCCCTGGAAGAAAGTATTAAAGTCATCAATTACTTGAGGGTA